CCCCCCTGAGGGCCAAGAAGTCATAAGGTAACTGTAGCCCAACCCCAAGAGCTCAAAAGGGGCTCTGTGGGTCCAGACCAACTATTAGGGCACGGAACCAGGCTGTCGTCGCAGCTCCTGCCAAACGCGTACTTTTTCAAATCAGCGTAGCTTGGCACCGGTCCAACTTCCTTTGTGTAGTCCGCAACGAACAAACGAATGCAATCTGGTACCCTCACATGGTCCAATGGTGCTTTGATTTGCATCACCCAACCAGCTAATGACACCATGATGCCGTTCATCCTTGCTTTTCTATGCTCCGTGTCCTTTTGATGATTGTATACTGTGGCTAACACTCGTGGGACATCGACAAGTACTGGTATGACGTTTCCATCTCGCATTTTTATCAACTTACGCCCCAAAAATGTCGGTATCTCCGGGAACTGGAATATCCTGTCTCCTGCCAGAGACACTTCGAACTTGACTTTCATTCCAACCGCTTCCATTACCGTCGTCGCAAAGTCATTGGCAAAGCTTTCCATAACTCTTTTGCTATGACTGCCGTAGATGGAGTCATCACCGCACAGTGATGGCTTCACATCTCCAGGGATGGCGAACTTGTTCCGGCGGGCGTGCAGGCAAACCATTGCCATGTGGAAAATGGTGTTAAGCACCGTTGTGAGAGCATGTCCTGACGGATTGCCGCCATTTCTCTCAACCAACGTAGCGTCACTCATGGCCAAATTGCCGTACGCGACACTTTCGCAAATATAGTCTTCCATCTCTTTTGACATTAAGCCTCCCTTTCGACAGACTTTCCGCATAATGTACTCGACGACATCACCAGGCTGTAACCGATCAAAATCGGAGAAATCGGTGGCGACGTAGAGCTCAGTCCCCACAGCTCGAACCAGCTTGTTCACGAAGGCATCAAGAGTGAACGACGTCATCGCGTACGGTGACTCTTCAACTCTCTTTTGAGCCCACGAAAGATGCTTTGTCATGAAGTGGTACAACGTGTAAGAGCTGCCTTGGATCGTTCGAAAACGACGCCCAAACAGCTTTCGCAAGTTGTACTTGTCTTTCTTGGAGAACACCAAGAACAACTCCTCGACAGGTTCTCCCTGCTCGATCTTAGCTTCAAGTTCCGCCAATGCGGCTAACACTTTGTCCTGTCCCCAGCTATCATGCAAGTCGCTAACTTTAGCAAACGCCGAACGTAAAGGTTCTCCCGGGTTACTTGCCTTGTTCCTTTCATCATATACCGCTTTATCCGTTTTGATATGAGGCTCACTCTCAACCGTCTGTTCGTGGTCGAACAACAAATCAACGGCTTCATCAACTGCCGCTGCAAGTTCGTCGCTCAGCCCGCGTCCAGACGCAAATCCTGCCACCCCATCCAAAGTTTCAGCAGCGCTACCTTTTGTGAATATGCGCGAAACTGGGTAGTTGGTGTTCACTTCGCAGACGTGGGGTGGCTTCCCGTAGTCCGTCTTCGTATTAGTGAACACTCTATCACCAACCTTTGTGACTAAACGGAGCCCGACGCACTCACCGAAGGTGTAGTCACGTGCGCCGGCTGGTGAAAATTTGGCGTGCTGTTCGGCAAAAATATCGCTCTGTTAACCTCTTTCACTGGTCCATCTGCGATTGCGTTGCTACCATCATGGAGTCCAAAAACCACTGGTCTCCCTAACGTGTCCTGAACATACACCAATGCCCCACTGGTTCCATTTGAAACTCCTGAAACTGGATCGACAACTGATGACGAATGGTACATGTACTGAGTCGGCGAGAAGTTTTCGATTTTCTTGTTTTCTGCAAAGTGCACCATGCCTGTGTCAATCTGAATCCCATTGTGGAATACAAGTGATACCCTCTTACCCTCCAGATTTCCGGAAGCTCTCCCGCTGTCCAGGTTCCCACCAGCCCAACTAGCGTGTGGTTTTGTGATGTGGAAATACACGAAGTTCCGACAATCAGAATACTTGGACGTACAAGCGTACAACGCTCCATCAATGTATACGTTGGAAACCAGCGGCATCCGCTGTTCTCCACCGTTCCAATGCGATACAGTAACCCAAATAGCAGACGCTGCCTTCCTTGTGCCGCCTGGGGATGACCCCACCAATACAGCTGTGCATGACCTATCCTTCACTCCAGGTTCGTTTACAACGTCGATACGTTTGACTAAGCATTTCATGGGTTTTGACGAACCGCTGACCAAACAATCGTGCACAACATCGGTTGCAGCAACAACGGGGGAACTGGACGGATCCGGTTCTGTTTTTACTACTACTTCATCTGCAATGTCGACTGTCTGGCCCAACGCCCCACCTTCTTCACCGGTCTTTGCTTCCTCAAGCTTTTTCGTTTCGGCCAAAGCCTCATTCTTCCGACGTTTTCTCTCTGCCCCTTTTGAAGTTCCTTCACCTGGCGGTTTAGGTATTCCAACAGGTCCTGGAGCTGGGATATCCACTCTAGCTCTCTCAATGGCAGCTCGTAGGTTTTCTCCTGACCTCACCTCTGGTAGCAGCGTGACTGATGGCGCAACAGATGCTGTGGCACTTTCAGTTTTCAAAGTTGGTGCTGACTTGAACGCACTAGTCACCGGTGATTTCTCACCACTGACATAAAATTTCAACAAAAACTCAGGAGTCTCTGCCTTCACCTTGTCCAACGCTTTCCGTTTCTTTCCGAAAACTTCCAAAGCCCCATCGACTGCTTCCAACATGTGTTTTGCTACTTGTTCCGTGGTGAAATATGGATCCTTGTTTTCAACAGCTTCTTTCATTTCTTTCAAAACGTTGCCCATGTTCGAAAACGCTTCCAACACACTGTCCAATGTGCGTATCTGTTCACGTTGCACAAACACCAGTTTGCACTGGCACCCAGCATCTTTGCAATGCATCATTGGACAGAAATGTCTCAGCAAATTTTTGAATAGCTCGTCACACATTTCAACTTCATCTGTAACTTCGCAGAACAAACTGCCAAGCTGGCTGTACAACGGTTTTAGAGTGTCAATTAGAGCCTCAAGTATGTTCCTGTCTTCGCCCGCTGGACCAAAATATCCCTTGACCAAAATGGAATTGTTGATGTGGTGTAATGCGAAAGGCAGCATCTGCCCTTGTTGTTCTACCATAGCCAACGCGTCCGCACAAACTGAGCTTAAACATGCCGACACGCGCTTAAACGCTTCATGGCTTGCTTCTGCGTAGTCTGTTTTTGGTGTGTGACGTTCAGTCCGCTGTTTCGCCATGCTCGAAAAGATTTGATCAATCAGCTTATCAAAGCTTACTTTGTCATCACATTCCATAAGACGGCTCAAAGCGTGCAAACACTTTCTGTAATACTGTTCTCTGTTCAACGCCCCCAACACTGAAGAAGGCAGCCCCATTCTGTGTCTCCCACATGCGAAAAACTCTCGTGTGGCAGCCAAGAACAGCTTACAAGTTTTGTAATAGTCCGCCGTTGCTTCATTAGCACATTCCATAAACCCTGTTTCCATGTGTTTCTCAAACAAGCCAACCATGATTTCATCGTCGTCAAAGTTAAACAACAACTTAACGTCGTTCACCATAGCTCCGATGACTCCAAAGTTTGCTTGCTGGCCTCGTTCTACTTTCAATTCATCCGCTGCCTCCAACACTTTTTGCATCTCCTCTTTGGCTTCCTGCACCACCTTGTCTACAACATCAGACGCAATGTTATTGAATCTGTGTGAGTGCTTGTACATGTGGTACATGTTTATTACATCCAAAGTAGTCTTCAGTTCCATCTCGACGTTTCCTATGCCAACACGCCGTGCTGCAATGAGTGGTTCATCTTCCTTTCTTGTCCGAGCATTTCCGCACAAAATTGCGAGTTTCTCTTTAATGGAAAACGAGCTTTCTTTCCTGGTAGCGTAAAGTGACGGATTCTCGCACTTCAACGTGTTGAAGACGAATTCCGCGAACACGACATCAACTGCTTCACGAAGCAGTTTGACAAAGGCTGCGAATAACGGATCGATTTCGAACTTTACCTCTCCTTTCTGTGTTTGGCTCTGCTTTGCCGGGGTATCAGGGAGTTGTGAATCATGCCTCATCAGACCTTCGATATTATCTCCGGTTCGTTGCTCATACTCCACTGCCGCCGCTAGGGCGCCCCTGCCACCCGCCATTGCATCACCATACAGTCCTTCCAGGTACAGCTGCTCCTCTTCGTACGCTTCTTTTGCTGCTATGTCAACTTCATCACATTCTCGCTCTCGTTCCATAAGCTCATCCGCCCGGAAAAAGTCCACATGTTCAAACCAATTGTTGTCATTCATGTCTGTCGCTACGCCGAAGAAACACTCCTGGTCGTACAATGACGCTTGCGGGAACTGCACATCTTCGTGTCCGCCGTTTAAAGCTTCGATCGACGCCTGCAACCTGCTAGCGAAATACCTCAAATAGGTTGGATCGTATTCCCCTGACTGTTCTAACTCGTGTATCTCTGTCAAGAACAACACTTCATCGGTGTTATACCACTGCTGCACTTTGCCAGTCCTCGCTTTCTTGACCTTCCACGGTATGAAGGTATACCCACTCGGATGCTTTTTCGTTTTATGTTTCGGCGCTGTGAAGTGACCGCGTGAGTCGTACCGAACGGCATGACGTTCGGCAATCATGCTTGAGAGCACCTTCCGATAAATCGAATAGAATCCTGGCTCATGTTTCCGCATTTTGGCAATGTGGTACACTGGTGTTTCCTCCTCGTTTGTGGGCTTGAAAACGTATCCCTTGACATATTCATTATCCATCTGAATGTCTTTGGCTTCTTCTTGTTTTTCCTCTTTTCCACTCGCTTCATCAGTGGGCAATAGACTCATGTCACTGTCGTGTTTGACCCCAGCTGCAACAGTGGCTACTTTTCTTGTTTTCCGGAAAATTTTGTAACGTTTCGCTGCTTTGGTTATAGCGTAAGCCACACCTCCGCAAGTCAGAGCTAGACAAGCTGTAGCGGAATGTTCTCCCAATATGCCCTCCAACGGTCGGGCAATATCGCGAGCGTAATCCAAAACAACTTCTCCAACTCCCATGACATTCATTCCGTTAACCATTCCCAAGTCGACTCTGCTGAAAGCTGTTTTCAGCCAAGCGTCAGCGCCTGTTAGATACACCAAAGCTGGAGAGTTGATCATGGCTTGCATCATAACACTCAACTTGGGTTTAGGAGTTTTCTCGAGCTTCGTTACTTTCTCCTTTAACCCTGCGTTTGCTCGAATCAGCCTTTCGTTCTCCGTCCTCATTGCAACAACACGCCCTGCTTCAATGGCTTTCTCTCTAATGAATCTTGACAACCCGGAAGGGTTTCTGTCTGAAACATCCACATCATTGATATTGTCCACCTCGACTGTTCTGAACTCCTTTGTTGGAGGAGGTGGGTTCTTCTTTCCCCTTGTTGTGTGAAAACGAACATGATATACTGAAGGCCCCATCATGTGCCGTATCTTGTGTCCGAGAGGGGCCAGCTTGCCCATCCCTTCAACGTCACAACACCCCACGCGCACGCCTAGGCACCCTCCTGGCGGCGGCACACTGATTCCATACTGCCTGTCCGCAATATACCTCAAAATACCATAAGCCTTGGGATTACGTATGTCTTCTTCCAAGTTTATCTCTCTCGAATGCATAAGTGGTTTCAATTCAAACCACTCCATGCGTGGTGCATCGCTTTCAGGGGTCTCACTCCTAGAGCTCAAGTTGCGCACAACTATGTTGCTCACTGCAACATCTGTTTCTGATACTACCACAGTTTCCTGGGTAGTCTCTTCAACAGCTGGTGGTGTTGCCGGAATTGAACCTGTGTCAGAGCTGTCACAAGTGTAACTTGACGTGACATCTTCTTCCACAGTAACCTCATCACCCAAATCTTCCCAATTGCCGTAACGTTCTCCGATGATCCCAAAGGCTGACTGCGCTCGACGAGGCAACTCAAACACAGGTTCTTCAGGTACCAATTGCAGCATTGGCTCCACCCCGTTTTCAACCGCTTTCTGAAATTCAGTAGATTCATTGTAAACCGTGGCCGCAAGGGCCGCAGCTTGCCGTTTCTTCATCTTCTCTTCTGCTCGTTGCTTCCGAAATAGTTTTTGTTCAAGTGATGTCA